TTAAAAGGTAGATATACTAATTGGTCACATGCTTTCGGTATTATTGACTGGTTTCCTAATGGCGACTTCAGATTGGATGTAGTTGACATTACAAATGGTAAAACATTTGTTTGGGGTAAGTTAATAGACGGAAACAAATAGTGTTCGGAGGGCGTTGGCTAGGCGACGTAATAATTTGGTCGGGAGTGACACTTGTTTTCTAAATTAATTAAAAACCAAAAAGAACATCTCTATCATAACAAAGATGAGTTCTTTGATAATGAAGATGATGATTATTGTGAGGATTGGCGTGAAGCTAAGACAGGACAATGGATACTAACTGATGACGGTCAAGTATGTAAAGTACTTAAGCGGGGTATTTTTAGTAATGGTAAGGAATATATCCGTACTTTACTTGGAACATACCCCGTAAGAGACAATATACAGATTGATGGTAAACCAGCAGATGATATCTATAGATTTACAAAATCAGTAAAACCAAGACAAAGTAGTGATAAAATTGAAGAACCTACTAGAAGAGAAGTTGTATTCGCAAAATACTGTGCTAATGGAATGCCTCCAGAACAGGCTTACCTACGAGTATATCCAACGAATAACTCTAAATATGCTCAAACAGCTTCAAATTCTCTTTTAAAAACTGAAAGGGTACAAAAATTGGTTAGTGAAGAAGTAAAGAAAATGCTAGGTAATGTTGGAATAGATGAAGAATATCTATTACACAACGCAAAGAACATTATAGATAATCATGATGGCCGTGATTCAGATAAATTACGGGCCATTGAAATGTTAATGAAAATATCAGGTATGTTCCCAAGTGACAAGAAAACTGAGTCTCTAACAGTATTTCAAGGTTTTACACCTGAACAATTAAAAGAATTAGAGCCATCACAAACTAAAATACTTGCACATGCCGAAAAAGATATCCCGTAGCGATATACCACTAGATAGCATGCCTGTAGTCTCAAGTAGACTTAGAAAATGTAAAGTATGCAATTCTGCTTTGAATAGAAGAGAAAAGTATGTTGTATTTAACGAAATTCATGTGCCATTAGGATATAGTTGTAAACATTGTTATTCTATCTATCTTGATAACGATGTTCTTATAATGATTGGAAATGAGGATAATGTAGATGTCTTTGGAGAAACCTAAACCATTTAACATAGTACCACCACCATCTGAATCTAAGATTAACGATGATGTACTAAAAAGGTCATATACTGACTTAATATACTTTGGAAGAGCCTTTTTACCAAAAGATTTCTTAAATAAAAGTGCTTCTCCTAAATTTCACTATGAAGTAGCTGAAAAACTAATATCAACTAAACCGGGTGCTAGAATATGTAATATACTTCCTAGGGGGTTTGGTAAATCTATCCTGTCAAAAGCAGCAATACTTCACAAAATGTGTTTTTCTCCACAGGGAGCTAGATTGTTTATAGCTTGGGTTGCTGAAGAGCAGGGTCAGTCTATAGACCATTTAAAATATATTAAGACCCATCTAGAAATAAATGATAAAATAAAATATTACTTTGGAGACATGGCTGGCGATAGTGCTGGTAATAGATGGACTGAAAAAGACATTGTGTCAGCAAAAGGAGATAGACTTATAGCAAAAGGTACTTCTCAGAGATTAAGAGGTAGAACAGAGATTGATGTTCGATATACTGGTATTATCCTTGATGACTTTGAATCAGAGTTAAATACCAAAACACCTGAACGTAGAGCTGAAATTAAAAAATGGATTGTGTCTACAGTATTTCCAGCATTAGAAGAATCTCCCGGCAATGAAGGATGGATATGGATGGCTGGCACTATTGTTCATTATGATAGTTTCTTGCAAATGGTAGTAGAGGGATTTAATCAAGCTAAACAAGATGGTCGTGAATATCCTTGGGATATGACATTTTACAAAGCTGTTGAAGATGATAAACCTTTATGGCCTGAACAATTTCCACTAAAAAAATTAGCGGCTAAAAAAAGAGAATTTATTGAAGCTGGTCTTGTAAATAAATATGCTCAAGAGTATATGAATGATGCTAGAGATATATCAGACGCTGCTTTTAAGATTGATAGGATTCAATATCATAAACATACTTTTGTAGCAAAAGATAAATTTGCTTATTTAGATGCTGGTGATGATATGATACCAGTAAATATTTACATTGGAGTTGATATAGCAGCTACAGCTACTAAAAAGTCTGACTTTCAAGCTATTGTAGTAATAGCTATGGATAAACAAAAGAATCGTTATGTACTTGAGTATTTTAGAGAAAGAATACCTACATTTGATTTACCTGATAAAATTATTGCTATAGCAAAGAAATACCAACCAGTTAAACGAGTTACTATTGAAACAGTAGCTGCTCAGGAAATGGTACGAGATATGGTTACTCGGATGGCTACTAAAGATAGAAGATTAATGCCTGGCATTTTTAAGGGAGTTAGACCACCCGGAGGTATAAAAAAAGAAGATAGGCTTGAAACAAGTCTTGGGCCAATAGTAAATAGTAAAAAATTATATATAAACAGAAATATGACAGAGTTAGTAGATGAGTTCTTTGAACATCCTTTTCCTAAAAATGACGATTTAATGGATGCTTTATACTATGCTGATTATTATGCTAAACCGCCATTAAGTAAAAAAATGACAAAAGATGAGTATGGCAGTATAAAAGAACGCAAGGTTCGTAAAAAGTACAACTGGTTTACAGGAGCAAGAGCAAACTAAAAAAGACTGCTTTGTAGCTTGACAAGCTATGCTTTTTATATATATATTCTCTCCTTACAATGCAAATACCTGAAGACCCTAGAGCAAAGTTAACTAAGGAACTATTTGATAGATATCGTGATGCTCGTTCTGGATGGGATACAGAAGCTCGTACAGATATTGATTTTTTTTATGGCAATCACTTTGAAGATAGCGAAGTAGATGACCTAGAATTGCGTAATCAAGCTGCTGTTCCTATGGACAGAGTTGGCCCAGCGGTTGAAAAAATGAAAGCTATGCTTACTTCAAGAGCACCTGCTTTTACTGTTATACCAAGAGAAGATTCAGATGTAAAAGTTGCTAAACTATGGCGTGTTGTTATGAGTTACATCTGGGAGATATCAGATGGTAATACTCATTTAAAACAAGCTATACATGACCATTCTACTACAGGAATGGGGTATTTGTATGCTTATATTGATACTGAATCTGATTTTGGAAAAGGAGAGGTAAAATTTACTTGTGTAGACCCATTTAGGGTTTATATACCATCTTCATCTAGAGATAGGTGGTTTAATGATGCTAGTAATATTATATTATCTACTATTCTTACTGGAGAACAAGTATTAACATTATATCCAGAACTTGGGCCACAAATAAATGAAGAAACTGGAGAAGAAGAGCCTGGATTACTTCAGCATGTTTCTTCTTATACTGATGAGGATTTTCCATCGGCTCAAAATAGTGGACAACAAAAAACATGGACACCTGATGAGGCTAGAGATTTAGAATTTACTTACCAAGAACAATATCAAGGATTAGAAAGATTTTATAAAACAAAAGTACCATTTTATCGTATTGTTGATTCTCGTAGTGAAGAAGAAATGATAATGGATGAGAATGAATTTCAACAATTTTTACAAAAAAATCCGGGTATTTTTGAAAAAGGACTGGCTCAATTTGAACAAGTTTTACAAACTCGCGTGGGTATCGTTTGTTCCATAGGGGAGATAGTTTTGTACGAATCTATTCTCAATACTGATTTATACCCTATCGTACCTTTACCGAATATATATACAGGAACTCCATATCCGAGGTCTGATATTTCTAGGGCGAGACCAATGCAAAGACTATTGAATAAACTCTGGTCTTTAGCTTTGTCTCATGCTCAGGCCAGCGCGGGTTTGAAACTTATTGTACCTATAGGAAGTGTTGATGACTTAAGTCAACTTGAGCAAGATTGGGCTAACCCAAATGCTGTAATAGAAGTTGATTCATCTCAGGGAGAACCTCATTTTCCAGCACCTACACCATTAGCTGGAGAATTTTATAAATTAATACAATCTTGTGAGTTTTATATAGATTTTACTTTTGGTATTCCTGAACTAATGCATGGATTTGCTGAAAAAGCACCTGAAACTGTAAGGGGTACAGAAAGAATGTTAGCTCAGGGCTCTGAAAGACCTAAGTCTAAACTAAGAGATATAGAATTTAGTATTAGAAAACTTGGTCAGGTTTTATATGGTTTATCAAAAGGTCATTATACATTTAAAAAGATTTTTAGATTAACTCAGGCTAACAATAATGTTAACGAAGTTATGGCTAATTATTATGATGATTATTCAGAAACAATAATGGATGTATCTAAAGAGCGTCATCAGATTGGTCAACATGACATTAGTATAGAACCGGGTTCTACATTACCAACAAGCAAATGGGCTGAGTATAGTGTTTATTTAGAAGCTTATCAGGCTCAGTTAATTGATAGAGTGGAAGTAATAAAGAAGAATCCAGAAATATTT